TGTTGCGCGCTGCAATAATTGCTGGCGGTTGTCTGCAATATCGTAGGGTGTCAGGTCTATTGCACAGGGTGCAATGATTTGCGCGGCTTAGCGGCGGGCGCGGAGTGGCTGCGATGGGGTTCCGCAGGCCCACGTCTTCACCTGGTGGCCTCCGATGTCGGTTGAGCCGGTGATGCGGCAGTCGTCCCAGTTGAAGACGCCCAGCATGGTCAGAATCCAGACGGTCCAGAAAGTCATAGCGGTCTCTCCCCTTCCTCTCTCCTACTACGTGCCGATGATCAGGTAGCTCACCCACTCCGACGAAAAGATGTTGTCGGAGTGGATGTCCACGTTGCTGCCGTTCAGCGCCCAGGTGTACAGGTCGCCGCTCGGTGAGGTCCGCTGCGCCTCGGTCAGCAGCACAGCCGTCACCGTGGTCATGCCGTGGGCCACCGACGACGAGCCGGTGCTCAGCAGCACCTGCCCCGCCTTCTGCTTCATCCCGCCCGTGGCCGAGGTCACGGCGTACCAAGCGCCGTCGAGGCGCAGGAAGCCGACGCCGGTGGCGTACGTGCCGGCGGCTACGCGCTCGTTGCCCGAAGAATCGTCCAGGATCAGCGCGCCCGAGCGGGCCTGGTGAATCCCGGCCGGGTCGGAGATCAGCTCCGCCACCAGGAAGCCGGAGAAGTTGTAGAGCTGCACGCGGTCGCCCTCGACGTTGATGCGCTCCGAGCCCGTCAAGCTGCCGGGTGAGATGTTGACCTTGTCCGCGCCGGCGCTGTTGGTGAGCGCAATCTCCGGGTCGGCCGAGATCGTCACGCCCTGGGGGTTGTCAGTGCTGCCCACGCGGATCTGCCCGTCCAGCAGCTTCACCTGGTGGTGCGAGCCGTCGTCGTATTGGATGAGGCCGTTGGTGGCGTCGATGATCGTGACCTGGGCGCCCGCTTCCTGATACCGCCGGAAATCGATGCCGTCGAGCTCGGCGGGCAGCTTCAGCTCGCCGCCGGCGAGCTCGAGCCCCAGGCCGATCGTGGCCGGGTCGGCGCGGTCCAGGCGCAGGCCGCCGGAGCCGGGCGTGACGGTCAGCCGGATCGTGGCCGAGCTGCTGCCGCGCAGGCCGTCGCGGTTGATCGAGATCGCCGTCATATCGATCTGGAAGGACGACTGCGGCACCGGCCACTGGTCGGTGACGAACTCCACGCGGCCCTCTCGCTCGCGGGCGTAGATGCGCTCGCGCGTCTCGCCGACGTAGACGCCCACGATCTCCACGCCGTCGAAGGCGGGGTCGGAGGGGTTGGTCCAGCTGCCCGCCATGCCCCACAGCTCCACGCCCGCCTCATTCAAGCCCGTCGTGCGCGCCACGCTCCAGCCGGTGACGGCCGAGGCCGCGCCCTGCGCCAGCACGGTGACCGGCCCGAAAGTCGCCTCCGCGCCGCGGGTGCCGGCGGCGTTGACGCTGACGAATCGGAACTCCCAATTCACGCTCGCGTCGGGCCGCCGCCAGTAGTCCGTGGCGACGTCGACGGACTCCTCGCCCTCCTTGGCGAAGGTCGTCCAGTTGGTCTCGCCGACGGGCTTGCCCAGGATGTCCACGCGGCTGAAGTCGTCGTAATCCGGGTCGCCGGTCGGCAGCGTCCAGCCAAACAAAAGGCGGTAGTGCGGGATGTTGCCGAGCTGCTTGTACTCCACGGCGACGCTGACGCCGGTCACCGCCGGAGCGGTCGCCACGGGGCCGAGGGTGATGGTGTTGCTTTCCGCGGGCGAGGCGGTGATGCGGCCCTCGAAGTTGCGGGCGTAGATGCGGACCTTGTAGTCGGTCGGCGTGTCGGGGTTGGGGAAGTCGCCGCTGAAGAGATGGTTCGGCAGACCCGACGCCGTGAACACCGGCAGCGTGGCGATATCCTCTTCCTCGCCGGTGGAGACCTTCACGAATTTCAAGCTCAAATCGAAGAGCTTTTCAAAGTTCGGGTCGCCGGTTGGCATGGTCCAATCGACGCGCAGCACCGTGCCCTTGGACTGCGTTCGGGCGCGGGTGATGAGGAGCTGGCGCTCCACGCTGACCGTCACGCCGGTGACGTTGGGGGCGGCCGGGGCGCCGGGGTTCTTGGGCACGTCGACGGCCAGGCTCGGGCTGGGGCTCGCCTCGCCGCGGTGCACCAGCGCCGCCGTCGCGTTGGGGTTGCGGCTCAAGGGGTAGACGTGCCAGCGCTCGGCGCGGGCCGGGTAGGGCACGCGCAGGATGATGCGGCTGCCGTCGGAGCCGTCGGACTGGTGCCAGCCCTGGGGCAGCAGCACGCCCTGGGCGTAGCCGCTGGGGTCCACTTCGTCGGCCTCGGGCAGCTCGAGCTGCACCTCCACGCCGTCAAACCCGTTGAGCGTGTCGGGCGGGTTGTAGCTGATCTCCACGCGGGCGAGGTTGGGGTCTTCCACGTCCTGCGTCAGGCTCACCAGCGCGAGCGTATCGACGGGGCCGGGCGGCGTGTTGCCGGCGTCGCCGGGCAGGATCGGGTTGAAGACGGCCGGGATGGAGAGCGTGGTGCGCGGGGCCGTATCGTCGTACATGCCCGAGGCGTAGGCGCGCCCCAGCAGGCTCACCTCGTGATTCTCCAGGTCCGCCTTCTCTTCGATGCGGAAGGGGACGTTTTTCAGACCGTGTTCGCCGGAGCTGAGCGCGACCACGTCGCCCACCTGGAGCGGCGCTCCCTTCATGTCCATCAGGCCGCTGAACCACTTGGCGAAGGCGCGGGACTTGGCGAGCTGGGTCTGGCCGATGCGCCACGCCTGGAAGTAGTTGTCGATCGCGGCGCCGTCCACGTCGAGCGGCTCGATCTTGCGGCGGATGACCTGGTCGGCGAAGTCGTTGACCTGGAGCGGCGTCTCTTCAAAGCCGGCCGGGGCGTCGACGTAGGTGACCACCACCTGGTTGTAGCCGGGCTGGCGGCTGCTCAGCGGATACTCGATGTCGCCGATCAGCACCGAATCGTCGAGCGCCATGGCGACTTGCAGCACCTCGTCGCCGGAGCTGTGGGCCTCGGCCAGCGGCGCGGCGAGGTTGACCACGCCCGCGCCGACGGAGTCGACCGTCGCGATCTCGGCGGCGGCGGTGAGCGCGCCCACGATGAGGGTGTCGCCGGCGGCGAAGACCGACGAATCGCCCACGCTCAGCGCGCTCGCGCCGATGCCGGCGGGCGCGTTGAGGAGCTGGTTCGGGTTGGCCTGCTCGCACAGCAGCTCGATCTTGCCGTCCTTGTCATAGCGGTGGAAGCCGCGCCAGGCGGTGAGGAGCTGATCGAGCACGTCGATCTTGGAGCGGCGGTCGCCGATGACGGCGTTGCAGGTGAAGCGCTTGACGTTGACGGCGGGCGGCGTGCGGTCCAGGTCGTCGTCCACCCCGGCCACGTAGGTGAGGTAGGGGCCGTCGTCAGTGGGCGTTTTGCCGATGACGCCCGAGGGCTGGTAGCGGCGGTATTCCACGCCGACGGTGATGCCGTCGGGCAGGTTCTCGGGGCGGAAGATGCGGGTGCCGCCGGTGGTGTCGCTGATGGATTGGGCGCAATAGGCGGCGCTGGCGCCGACGGAGGGCAGGTTCAGGTCGCCGAGAGCCAGGCCCATGCCGCCGTGGTCCAGCGCGAGCGTGAGGTAGTCGGCCGAGCACAGCGCGGCGTTGTCGTCCCAGCCGAAGCCGGTGAAGTTGCCGGCGGCGTCATACTGGCGCACCTGCCGTCCGCTCACCAGGCCGGAGACGATGGGCGAGGCGTCGACCTCGTCGAGCGCGCTGGGCATGTCGAGCGTTACGTAGGCGAGGCCGCTGAGCGGGTAGTCGAGGATGGGGATGCGCGGGTCGACGAGCTGGTTGCCGTCGCCGCCCAGGGCGCCCTGGTGGCCGGTCCACTCGATCACCAGCTTGTCATTGGCGCGCAGGTAGCCGACCTCATGGATGGGGCCGGTGGAGAAGAGGGCGAGGGTCTTGGTCACGCCGCCCTCGTCGTAGTGGTAGAGCGTGATGCCGGGCGTCACTAGACGGCCGTAGACGGTGGGGACCGCCGCGCCGCGGGGCGTCTCGTCGATCGAGGTGAAGGTGGCCGAGCGCTGCACGCGCTTCTTGCGCCGGAAGAAGAACAGGAAGCTCTTGATCTGCGTTTCGGAGTACTGGTAGGTGCCCTGGTGCTCGAGAAAGCGGATGCCGAAGAAGTTGTTGGTGTTGCTCAGCTCGGCGCAGCGGCTGATGCTGCGGTCGCACTCGGTTTCGATGCCGGCGTAGCGGCAGATCGGCCCCTTGAACTCGCTGATGGTGCACTGCTGCACCATGGGGCGGCCGTTGAGGTCGTCAATGGAGCCGAGCAGCTCCACGGCCTCAACGACGGCGCGGTGGCGGTTGATGGAGACCAGGCGTTGCAGCACGCCGTGGAAGATGACGACGGAGTCGCCGGCGACGGTGCGGTCGACCTTGCGGATGACGAGGCGGCGGCCCTGGATCTCCTCGCCCAGCAGGAGCTGCGCGGCGGACGTGTCGACGGTGTTGATCTCGAGGCGAACGGTGTCAAACTGCCGCGTCATGGTGCGCTTGATGGCGGAGCGCGCCAGGATCATCGGCTCGTAGTCTTGGCCGCCGAAGGTGAACGCTTCGGTCGACCAGCGCTTGGTCCCGGAGTCGAGCTGGAGCTCGTAGAGGTCGAGCGGGGAGTTGCTCGTGGCGTTGAGCGCGGCTTCCAGGGCTGGGGTGACGGAGAGCATGGGTTACAGCGCCAGCACGGCGTCGTCGAAGCTGACGGCCTTGCCGCCGAGCCGCGCCCAGCGGACGACGGGGCCGGGCCGCACGTCGAGGTGGATGAACATCTTGGTGGGGTAGAGGCCGATGCCGCGGAAGCTGATCTCCTCGGCCAGGGCGAGCAGCTTGTGCGCGTCGGCGGAGTCGAGGAAGGGGATGTCGGCGGCGCGGCCCAGCAGGTGCTGCGAGCGCTCCGCTCCGCCCACGCGGCGGTTGTATTCGGGGCTGCGGTAGCCGCTGGAGATGGTGAGCGGGCGGCCGATGCGCTCGCGCAGCTCGTCGAGCTTTTCGAGCAGCTCGGCCGAGACGACGATGGCCTTGGTGAGCGGGCAGGCGAACTCCACGAGCTTGAAGTGCCGGCCGTCGCGGTGGACCTGCTCGGGCGCGCCGGGCTGGTAGAAGGGCGCGGATTCGGTGAGGTCGTAGCGGTCTTTCAGGCTCATCAGTAGTGCTCCTCGGCGTCTCCGCCGCCCGTGGGCTCGAAGGCCAGCAGGGTGGGAGCGTCGGCGCGCTCGCCGTTGGGGGCGGTGGTGGTGACGGGGTCGGCGCTGGCGTCGTAGCAGTCGGCCTCGGTATACAGCTCGTCTTCGACGAAGTAGAACGCGCGGCCGCGCCACAGGATGACCGACGGCAGCGTGACGAGCGCCGGGATCTGCACGAATGCTAGGACCCCGGCGGCGTTTTCGAGTGTGATGGTGCGGCGTTCGGTCAACTGATTCGACCTCCGGCCAGCTCGGCGACGGGCAGCTTTTCGCCGGCCAATTCGGCGGCCAGCTCCACGTCTTCGCGGACGTCGGCGGCGGCCTCTTGCAGCAGCATGGCGAGCGAGCCGGCCAGGGTGGGGTCGGCCAGCGGCGCGCCCTCGTCTTGGGCGGCCTGCTGCATGAGCTGCTGGAACGCCTCGATGCGATCGCGGCGGCGGCGGGCGCGTTGCAGGAGCTGCTTGGCCGCCTGGTCTTTCAGGTCGCCCTTGCCCAGCAGCTTGCCCAACAAGCCTTCAGCCACCTGCTGGGCGGCGGGGTGCTTGTCCACCAGATCCTTCACGAACTTTGCGAGCGCTAGCCACTTCATCACGATCCTCCTGGGCAGCCCCGTGGGCTTAACTCTGACTCTCACCGCCGCCCTTCCCGGTGGTGTAAAGCGCGCCGAAAACGGACTGCGGGACGACGTGGGCCGTATCGGCAATCTCCTGGAATTGGTCGCCGTCAAAGGCGATCAGCCAATCCCCTTCTTCCGCGGCCGCCACGGCCTTCTTGAGCCCTTCGGTCACCTGGACCGCGGTCACCGGCAGCGGGCGGCGGGCGCACTTTACAACGCGGGCGTCAGCCCTCATGCCGCCACCTCCTGGAACTGGACTTGCATGGTGTACGCGTCGTAGGCGACCTGTTGGTCCTGCGGGATGCCGTCGTAGCGCACGGTGATGTTTTCCCCCGTCTCGGGATGCGTCCACACGAAGGCGGTGAGCATGCCGTTTTGGCCGTTGTAGTGGGCGATGATCGAGTCGCGCTCGGCGCGGCTGATCTCGTACGTCCATACCAGGCTGAAGCGGCGGCCGCGCCCGTCGCCGACCTTGCGGCGCTGCTCGCTGCCGTCGCGGTGCGCGGAGATGAGCACGTCGGCGGTCTGCGCCGCTTCTTCGTTCAGCGGCGTATCGGGCAGCGGGGTGGTGGGGAAGTTAGCCATGGGGTCGGCTGCGCCTCCCGTGAGCGGTGAGCGGTGGGCGGTGAGCGGTGAGCCGCGTCATGCGCTGCACGTACCAGCGGATCTCGGCGCGGGCGGCGTCGAGGTAGAAGCGGCGGGCCTCAGACATCGATGCACCTCCGCACGAAGGTGATGACCGCGCCGAGCAGGCACAGCAGGAGGATGACCCCGGCGGCCGCGGCGAAGCCCTGGATCACACCCAACGCGAACGCCCCGATGGCTTCGCTCAGCGTCATGCTCCGGCCCTCACTACGGCCAGGCGCACGCGGCTGTCGTTGCCGTCGACGGCGCGCACGAACTCGTCGGCCACGAGGCCGCGCTCGAGCTTGATGACGAGCTCGGTGGGCGGGCGGCGCTGGCGGTAGGCTTCGCCGGCGGATTGCGGGCCGCCGGATGCGCCCGTGGATTCGCCCGACGTGCGGCTGCGGCCGGGCGTGGTGGGCGCGTCGACGTCCTGGAAGGTGCCGTCCGTACGGCCTCCGGTGGTGCCGGCCAGGTTGGCGGCCGCGCCGCGCAGCACCCCGGCGGCCAGGCCCAGCGCGGCGGCCGCGGCGGCCTGCTTGGCGGCCTGCCCAAAATTGCCCAGGGCGGCGTTGACGATGGCGAACAGCGCCAGCCGTTGCGCCTGCGCCTCGGCCTCTTTGGCGATCAGCTCGAGCATGCCGGCGATGAGCTTTTTGCCCGCGCCTTCCTGCCCGGTGATCATGTCCGCCCAGAAGTTGCTCCACACCTGCAACGTGCCCTGGGTGAACTCGCCGAGGATGTTGGTTCTAAAACGCTCGAACTTCTCGGCCAGCACGGAGAAGTCGAACTCCGTGTTGATGCGGTCCAGCTCGTCGACCACCAGGTTGACTTCGGGGCGCAGCTTGTCAGGCAAGTCGGCGATATCGACCTGGAGCCCGGCCAGGATCTTGCGGTTCAGCTCTTGCAGGTCGGCGGCGGCCTTGGCTTCTTCGGCCAGGCGCTTTTGCGCCAGCTCGTGCATGCGGCGGTTGTAGTTGGTGCGGGCCTGGGTGAGCAGCTCGTTGCGCTGCTGCTCGTCGATCAGCGTGAGCAGGTTGATTTCCTGGATTCGCTGCTGCAGCTCGACGGCGAGCTTCTCTTCCGCGCCGATCGCGCCGCGGGTTTCGAGCTGCTGGCGCAGGCGCGCGGCGGCGGCGAGCTGCTGGTTGAGCTCCTTGAGCTGGGCGGCGGTCTTCTTGACCGGGGCGTCGGCCCCGCGGATCTCGCCGGTGAAGGCTTTGAGGCGCTCGGCCAGAGCGCGCAGCGGGTCCGAGACCGCGCCCAGCTCCTCGAGCGCGCCGGTGAGGGCCTGGAAGTCTTTCACGTAGGCCTTCAAGCTCTCGTCGGCGAAGTTCTTGAGGGTGTCGGCCAGCACGCCGTCGCCGAAGATGCCGACCAGCTCGCCGGCGGCTTTGGCGATGCCGGCGAGCGCGCCGTTGATGACCGTGCTCAAGGCCAGCCAGGAGCGGCGGACGATGAGCGCCGCCAGCTCGCCGCCCTGCGCGAACAAGGACAGCGTTTCCACGGTGGCGACGAGCCGCTGGTTCCAGCGCAGGGTGGCCTCGTTGAGGTCTTCCTGCGAGCGCTTCAGACCGATCAGCTCTTCCTTGATGAAGCGCGCCAGATCTTGAAACACGCCGCCGCGTTGGATCGCCACGAAGAGCTCCACGCCGTAGCCGGTGAGGGCCGTCTTGACGTCTTTGTAGATGCTGTTGAGGCTGGCGAGATTGCCGCGCAGCTCCACGGCTTTCGAGGACTGGTCGGCCAGCTCCTTCGCCACATCAAAGGCCTTCTCGGCGACGGCCCGCATCGCCAGCGTGGCGCCCACCGCGCCGCCGGCCAGGGCGCCGCCCAGAGCCAGGCCCGCGCCGTTGATGGCTTGCCGCGCGCCGCCGGCGGCGTTGCGCATCGACTGGAAGAGCTGGTTGACGTTGCGCTCCATGCGCTTGAGCGCCCGCTCGGAGCGGTCAATGAGCTCGGAGACGAGCTTCACGCTGACGACGTTTTCAGGCATGGGCGGGCTTCCTCGCGTGGCGGGAGAGATTGCCGGGGCGGTCGAGCGCGATGCCGTGGCGCTGGGCGGCGGTCACGTTGCGCTCGTTGTGCTGCCGGATGGGCCAGCCGCCTTCGAACATCAGCGAATGCTGGCCGCAGTAGCCCTTGGCGCTGCCGGCGTTGGGCGGGAAGGGGCAGGCGCGCTCGGCGCAGCTCGCCGCCTCAGTCGGTCGACCATTGCTTCTCAACGCGCCACCCCCTGATGCGGCAGACGGCTTCCAGCTCCACCAGCGTCAGCTCGGCGGGGTCGGGCGGGATGCCGAGGTCCGCCCAGCGCTCGATGCGCCCCAGCTCGGCAGCCCAGGCGCGCAGCTCGGCCGGGTGCTTGTCGTCGAGCCTCTTGAAGGTGCAGGCCGCGCAGTAGCCGTCGTCCTCGAGCTGCTTGGATGGGCATTTGGTCGTGCATTGCTTCCGCCGTTTTTCAAACTCCTCCGCTTCATCGAGCCATTCGCCGAGGAGGTCTAGGAGTTTTTTTCCGAGCCCTCCTCGTCGACGGCGGTCTCTTCGAAGTAGGTGGCGGCGCTGGAGAGCCAGTTGGCGGGGATGAGGTCGCGCCAGGTGTCGAGGGCGTCCAGGCCGTAGTGCTCGCGAATCCCTTCGGTGAGCTGCGTCTGCGCGTTGAGCTCGATCTCGTTGCCGTGCTCGTCGTCGATGGTGACGTTGCGGCAGTCCAGCAGGATCTTGTGCATCAGCGCCAGGCGCGGCGCGATCACGTCGGTGGTGATCTTGTTGCGGCGCTCTTTGAGCCGGCTCTTGAGGAACTTCTGGTGCTCGTCGGCGCTGGGGCGGCGGACGATGAACTCGACGGGTGCGCCCGAGTCGACGGGCAGGCTGATGGTGATGTTTCGCGAGATGCGCGCCATGGTGAAAGTACTCCCTTTTCGCTTGTGGGTTGTGGGTTAGCTCGTCGCCAGATAGCTGGTGGCGTTGAGGTTGTGGATGTCGATGACGAGGCCGTCATAGGTCCCGTCGTCGAGCACGATGAAGCCGGCCTTCTCTTGGAGCTGACCGTCCTGGAAACTTTGCGGCAGCGTGCCGTAGACGCAGCGCGGCGCGATGACGTGGACGGCGTAGGGCTCGCCGCCGGCGGCGATGCCGCCCACCATGGGGATGTGGAGGCTGAACTCCGCGCCCGATTCGAGGTCGTCGCGGTGCGCCTGGTCTTCGATCTCGAGGTCCATCTCGATGGCGGCTGAGAAGCGGCCCGCGATGATCGAGCCGAAGGCCTTGGTCATGTCGCCGAAGTGGTGGCGGCCTTGGCCGTTGGCGCGCACGTCGACGGAGAACGAGGCCAGCGTGGCGGAGTAGCTGGTTCCGCCGCTGACGGTGGTCCCGTTGAAGGTCCCGCCCTTCACGGCGTTGACGTCGCAGTAGGTGAGCCAGCTCTCGGCGCTGAGCGCGGGCTTGGAGGCGGCGTTGGTCTCCTTGAGGCCCGAGGCGAGGAAGTCCGCGGAGAGCTCGACGTTGCCGCCGCGCTCGCCCGAAAGCTTGAAGCCGGTGCAGGCGACGCCCTTGAACAGCCATTGCGCCAGGCCGTCGTTCTCCACCATGGTGCGCAGCGGGATGAGCTTGCGCGCGACGTTGGGCGTGGTGCGGTGGCGCGTGACGCCGGTGCCGCCGATGGCCGAAGCCGCGTCATACCCCAGCACCTGCGAGGCGCACAGGGCCACCACCGAAGGCGTGGCGGGCTCCTCGTGCGAAAAACTCATCATGCGCTTGAGCTCGCGGTGCCGGGTGGGGAAGGCGGTGCCGGTGTTGCGCTCGGCGTTGGTGCTGCGCTCGATCTCGGGCTTGGCCGGATCGCCGGCGAAGTCCACCAGGACGTTGGCCGTCTGGGCGGTGTCGCGGTCGACCTGCGCGAGTGCGGAGAACGCTCTCCAAGAGTTTTGCTGACCCATCGTCTAGGCTCCTTTGTCCACGGACTTGAAGACCGTCCCCTCGACCGTTGCGATCGCAACGAAGGCGGCCTCGGTTTGCGTGAGGATCGGCGGCGAGCTGACCAGATCGCCGGTGATGTTGCAGTTGACGCCGAGCACCGTATTAGCCCCGCGCAGGGTGTGCAGCGCGGCCTCGATCTCGCGTTGGATTGCCCGCGCCTGCTCGCGCACGTCGGCGGCGGATCCGCCGCGCGTGACGATCGCCGCGAAGACGGGGATCTCGTAGGTCAGGCGGTCCGCCGTGCGCGGGCGGCTGGCCGCCGGGGAGACCTGCGTGGAGATGTTGACGGCGGGCAGCTCGTCGAGCCGAAACGCCTGCACGCCCAGCGCGGCCGACTCGGCGAAGATCTTGTCGCGCACGTTGGCCTCGATGGTGCGCACGTCGGCCAGCGCGGGGAGCTGGCGCAGGTGGGCGGCCAGGGCGGCGTCAATGGCGGTGTAGAAGTCAGCGGCCATCGGGGGCTCCGGTGGTGAGCGGTGAGCGGTGAGCTGTGAGCAGTTCTTGGTGCGCTGCGCGCTCCTCCTCGACCGACTGCACGTCGCTGAACTCGCCGCAGTAGCGCAGCAGGTGGTTCTTGAGGCCGACCTTGTCGAAATCATCCTCGCCGCAGAACGGGCATGCGATCGGGTTGAAGGCGGCCATCAGTTGCGGGCCTCCTTGGCGACTTCTTGCTCGACGACGCTGACGAAGCGCGGCAGATAGGCCGCGGCGGCGCGGGCGAAGGGGCGGCGCGGCTTGATGCCGGGGTGCAGCACCTTCTTGCGGATGACGGGGCGGCCGTCGGGCGTATAGGCGCCCCAGAAGAGCCCGGCCTTGTTCTTGGGCCGGATCTCGTACTTGCGCTTCTTGGGCCCGTGCAGGCCGGTGCCGCGCTCCAGCCACAGCAGCAGCAGCAGGTGCGTGCCGACCTCGCCCACGGTGCGGCCGTCTTCTTCGCCCACGCGCACGGTGACCGAGCGGATCATGGTGGGCGTGGTGGAGCCCGCGCCGGGCGTGCGGCGCAGGCCCGCGATGTTCTTCTGCACCAGCGCTTGCAGCTCGAACACGCCGCGCCGCACCGCCGCCGCGGGGATGCGGGCGAGCGATTCGCGGCGCTCACGCAGCCGGCGCAGCACCTCGGCCGTGACGGCGTCGGCGTTCTCGAAATCGATGCGGAAGTCCCAGCTCATATCAGCCTCAGCGCCGAGCGCCGGAAGCGGTTGGCGACGACCTGGACCTGCGTGGCGAGGCCGGTGTGGTGGAACTGCGTGGAGAAGTCGGCGGCGTTGCTCGACTCCGAGCGGATGCCGACGTGCGAGCCGACGTTGCGCAGGTACTGCACCTGCATCACAGCCGCGTCGGAGATCAGCTTGGGCACGAACGCATAGCCGGCGGTGTAGCTGACGGCCACGTTCTGCAAGCCCTGCCCGAAGAGCCGTTGCACGCCGCGCAATCGCGCCGAGTACTCTTCGGTCTGCCGGAGCTGGATCGCCTCGGGCGTGACCGCGTAGTCGGCCGGGTCGATCAGCACGGCGTCGATAGAGAGCGAGCTGACGGCGACGATGGGCGTTTCCTTGGTTTGCAGCACGGCCGTGCCGTTGCCGCTGTGGAGCTCGTCGGCGATCGAGAGGACTTTGCCGAAGCTGCGCTTGCAGTAGGCCTCGATCTGCGCCGAGGCGGTGCTGATGAGGCTGAGCAGCGCGTCGTCAGCCCCGTGGTCGGAGGCGTCGAGCTGCATGCGCTCCTTGACCTGGGCGAGGCTGCACAGCGGGCGGCGAACCTCCACCGGCGGCCAGGCGGCCAGCGCGAAGCTCTGCTCATTGCTCGCGACCTCGCCGGGGTTGACGACGGAGACCTCGAGCACTTCCGCCGAGCCTTCGAAGATGGGGACGACGGCGGTGATCTCGCCGGAGCTGACGAAGCCGCCGGGAGCGTTGAGGGTGCGGTTGGCCCCGCGGAACTGGACGGCGGCGCCGTTGACGATCCCGGCGCCGGTGAGGGTCACCGTATCGCCGGGGTCGCCCGCGAGCGGGCTGATGTCAACTGTGGTCGCCGCCGCCATGGTGAGTTACTCGAGTAAGGCTCCCTAGTCGTCCGCGCCGATCTTGGGCATCAGCTTGTCGCGGAGCTGCTGCACGTTGGATTTGGCCTTGTCTTCGTCGGCGAAGACGCGCAGCACGTCCGGGCCGATGGCGCCTTCGATGCGGTCGCACAGGGCGGCCGGCGCGGCGATCGGCTTGAACGGCGGGAAGGTGATGCCGGCGATGCCGTAGCTGCCGGTGCGCTTCTGGTAGACCACGTAGCGCGGCGGCGCTTCCGCGGCGGGCTTGGCCTTCGCGGCGGGCTTCTCGGCGGGCTTCTCGGTTGCGGCCGCTTCGGCGGCGGCGGCGGCGGTGTTTTCGGGCTCCTCGGTCTTCTTCTTGGTCGGCATGATTTTTCAACCCCTCTCCTGTTTCGTTTGGTTGCGAGTGGGGGCGGGCCGCTGTGGCCCGCCCGGTTCGGTTGCAAGCTAGTCGGCGGGCGGCTTCTACGGAACCACCGAGACGTCGCCGTTGATGAGCAGGTGATCGTAGATCGCGATCGCGTCGGCGTTCTCGATCTTCACGTCGGCCCGCATGGTGATCACGAAGTCCGTGGCCCGCTTGCGGGGTTGCCGCATGGGCTCGATGCGGATGTCGCGCTGCACGCCCCAGATGACGTTGCGCGGGTCGAGGTAGTAGACCATCGTGCCGTTCTGGTAGTTGACGTCGCCGCCGCCGGGGTCGAACGTGTAGAGCACGTCGCGGCGCATCAGCGGCATCTCGACGATGGGCTGGTTCTTCAGCCGCATCTCGCCGGAGCCGACGATGTTGGCGTAGGCCTGCGCGCTGTCCAGGGCCGCCAGCTTGTCGCTGACGTCCAGCTTCAGGTCCGGGTGCATGATCATCGCCATGCGGTCGGCGTTGCGGCGGTACTTCGTCGGCAGCGCCTTCACCAGCTTGGTGGCCTTCACGGCGAGCGCATCGGGGAAGTAGCGGTCGGAGTCGCCGGTGGCGTCCACGATGTGTGCGCCGGCCGCGCGAGCCTGCTTGTCCACGCCGTCCCAGCGCGTTTTGATGTGGGCGCCCGCCGAGCCGGCGGTGTCGCCGAAGAAGAGCGCGTACTCGAGCTCGTTGGCGCCCGCGTCGGCGATCATCCGCAGCAGGTGCTGCACGAAGGCGTCGCCTTCGATGTTGTCTTCCAGCGTGTCGTCGCCGATGGAGACGATGGAGACGATCTCCTGCGTGGTGAGCGTAACGGCCGTGGGGGCGGAAACCGAGACGGTGTCGCCGGGGTCCACGCCCGGCGTGCCCAGGCGGAAGACGTCCGCGCCGAGGCCGATCTTGTCGACGTCCTTGGTGCGGGTGTTCATCGGCTCGCGCCGGATGCGGTTGAGCAGCACGCTCTCGTTGACGACGTAATCGATGAAGCGGTCGGCCTCATCGTGCGCCATGCCGGCGGTCCAGCCGGCCACCTGGCCGGAGATCACCGCTTTCGACAGCTTCTGACCCGGCGTGAGGCCGGCGGACTCCATGAGCTGCTTGGTGAAGCCGGGGAACTGTGCGTTGGACTTGACCACGATGTGGCTGGAGGACTTGTGCACGCCCTGCGAGCCGGCGGGCTGTGCTTCGAGCGCGGCGACCCGGCCGCCCATCTCTTCCACGCCCTTGGCGATCGCGCCCACGGCCTCGACCAGCGGGCCGACAGCGCCGGAGACGGCCTTCTGCACGGCCTCGCCGATGTCGGCGGTCTTGGCCTTCTGCGTGGGCTCGGCGGGCTCGGCGGGCTCGGATTTCTCCGCCGGCTTGGGGGCGGAGTCGGCGGCCTTGGCCGTGCTCGCCGAGCCGTCCTCGAAAGTCTCGACGATCTCCGTGCGGAAGGTATAGTCCTTCAGCACTTGCTTGACCGTGTCGACGATGCCTTTCTTCTCGACCGGGTCGGCCGAGGGCTTTTCCTGGCTCTTCTGCATGTCGTCCTCATCTCCTTGGCCGTCGGCCGTCTTGTAAACGAACGCCACCGCTTGGGGGTTGGCGGGCTGCGCGCCGCTCCCCCGAACGATGGAGAACTCGTTGATTTCCAGATCGCGCAGCGTTTTCGCCATGGGTGCGCCTATTCCCCTTGGCCGCAGTTGCGGCTGTTCCGCAGCTCCATCCAACCGGGCAGCCCCGGCGCGGTGGCGGGCAGGCAGTAGCCGGCCTGGATCACCTTCACCTGGTGTTGCAGCAGGACGAGTTGCGGAGCGCGCTCGAAGGCGCTCACCGCGGCTTGCACGGGCAAGAACAGGGCGTTGGGGAAGCGGACGTACTCGGCGACGAACTTGCCGGAGCGGACCGCGTAGAAGATCGGCTCGCCCAGGCCCCAGCTCGCCAGCGCGGCGGCCTTGGCCTCCCACCCGGCGGGCGGATCGATCAATCCGCCGAAGGTTGCCAGGCGTTGGGAGTACTCGAGGCGCGCCAGCCGGTTGCGCAGGCTGGAATCCTTGCCGCTCTGGTTCTCGGGCGGCGGGCCGAACACCAGCAGGAACTCGAGCGGCGTCTCGTCCGTGGTCACCACCGCGTCGCCGCACGGGTTGGCCGAGTTGAACGGCGTGAGGAAGACCTCACGGTCGCCGCACTGAACGGTCTCGGCCGCCAGCGGCGCGGCCGCCATACACACAATCAGCGCCAGCGCGCCGAGCAAACCTTTGAATCGCACATCAGTCTCCGCCCCTTCGCTTTGACTGAAAATCCGTGGAGCGCCCGTCGGGACGCGCCGTGGTTACGACTCTGATGTTGCCAGGGGGCGAAGTTCCGCGCCCCTTGATATGCGGGGATTTTCGGGCAGATTTTGCAGATTAGCGGGCTTTATTCCGGGGTGGCGCTGCCGCCGATGGAGAAGCCGCTGATATCGCCGTTGCGGGCGGCTTCGCGCAGCTCGTCGCTGCGCAGCCTGACGCCGACCCAGGCGCGCAGCGAGCCGGCGCGCCACTCCAGGGTGGACTCGATGATGACGGCCGCGGCGGGCTCGCCGTGGTTGTCGCGGATGTCGGCCGCGCCGTCGTAGTAGTCCTCCATGAAGCGGTACCAGGCCCGCACCAGCTCAGCCTGCGGGACGATCTCGTCGTCGAGGTCGACCACGTCGGCGGCGGAGACCCAGCCCCAAATGATGCCGAGCTCGGCGTCGGATTTTTCTAGATGGATCAGCTTCTTGCTCATGGCTTTAGATCACCCCGCGCGCCAGTCCGTCCTGGTATCTGCAACGAATGCGGATCTGGTAGCTCTCGCCCGGCGTCAGGCCCTCGATCTCGACTTCGCGCGCCTGTGTGCCGGTCGAATCCCACGCCGCCTCCACGCCCGAGGAGTCGCGGTCCATGTCGACGCTGGTCAAGGCGTAGATCGTCTTGCAGGCCATCGCCGCATCCGGTGCGTGGTAGGCGATCGTGGCTGCGGTCCCGTCCAGGCTGCGCTCCGCTGTCACGTCGCGGATCACGCCCATGGCGTCGAGCACCCCGGCGATGCTGGGGCGCGGCCCGTAGGCGCTGTAGGCGGCCTGCGACTCCAGGGTTCCCGTGTTGATCAGGATCTCGGCGCGCGTCTTGCAGCTCTCCACGGCGTTGCAGGTGGCTCGCGAGAACGCCGTGGCGTAGCCCGTCTCGTTCCAGTAGGTCGCGCCCTGTGTGCAGGCGTCGGCCTCGGTCTCGGTATAGTCCGGGTCCGCGGTGCCGAGCTGGCAGTAGGCGACCGCGTTGTTCGCGATGTCGACCAGCCCCGAAGCCCCGCCGTTGGACAGCAGCTTCGCTTCCACTGACGCCGCCCACGATCCCGAGAAGCGGTTGTAGCTGCCGTTGTTGATGATCGGGTCGATCACCAGGTTGTGCTCGAACCGGAAGCCGCCGCCGAGGCCGTCGCCCAGCTCGAGGTACCTGTTCAGCGCCGCGCCGTTGTTGCCGTTCGCATCGCCCAGGGTCGGTAAGAAGAGGTTGCCGGAGACGTCCACGTCGACCATCTCGCGCAAGGCGAGCATGGTGGTATGGAACCCGCTCGACGTGTACAGAGCGCCGGTCATGAAGTCGTTGTCGATGGGCGACTTGCGGGCCCGCATCCGAAAGATGTTGTCGTTGATCGCGATCTTGCGGTGCACCAGCCAGCGGTACTCGTCCGCGGGGTTGTTGCCCAGCTCGTAATCGGCCAGTGAGAAGCCCCGCGGCGCGCTGAAGAAGTTCTTCTCGATCAGGATGTTGCGACAGGAGAAATACCGCTCGGTCGCGTAGCCGTAGCCCACGCCGTTGACCTTGCAATAGAGCGTGGCCGCCGCCGGCACGTTGTGCTCGCCGGCCCCGATGAAGGTGTTGCCGATCCAGTGCAGCCTGTTCACGCCGCTCTTGTACTCGTCGCCCGGCTGCCGGATGTGCTCGAGCACGCCGGAGAGACCGCCCATCGAGTGATCGGGGAAGACGTGCACGAGCTGCCGCTTGAGGATGTCATGCGGCGCGTCCCAGTCTTCTTGCTCCTTGCCGAAGATCGCCCAGCCGCCGCTCTCGAAGCGGCCGGGCCCGACGATGAGCTCGCTGCAGCCGGCGCAACGCACCAGGTGGGTGAGCTTGTAGCTGGAGTTGCGCGTCATGGCGACCGCGCCGCCGGCATACGGGTTGGGCGCGACGGGGAGCCACATCTCAGCTTTGACATTGACGCCGGTCAGATACAGCCCGGCGCCCTCGCTCAAGATGATCTCCTCGGTTCGCCATGGCCGGGGTGCGCCGATGTTCACGTTGACTAGCGACAGCGGGCCGCCGCGGTGCCGGATCAGCGGCGGAATCACCGGCGGGTCGTAGCTGATGAAGCCCGTCTCGCCGGTCAAGTCCGGGACGAAGCGGCTCAGCCCGGAATCAGCCGTGCACTGCTCGATCCGCACCGACGTCGACGACGGGAAGCTGACGAAGCATGAGATGCCGTGCGGGTAGCTGTCGGAGACCACGAGCGCCACGCCGATGATCTGCACCGTACCGCCCACCGGCGTGCAATCGCCGATGGCGGCGTTGGCGTTGTCGATCAGGTCGAGCGTCGAAGTGTCCCGCCCGCGGTCGTTCGCTTCGTCGACGGTCGAGGCGTTGCGGTAGAAGCCGTCGAGACTGCCGCCGGCGCACTCTTCGGTCCCTTGCACCCACACCGGGTTGCCGCGCCCGCTGCCCGAGATGCCGTGGACCGCCGCCGTGGTCACCGTGCCCGAGGCGATGTCGGTGATCGCCGTCTGCGGGCTGTCGAGATAGGGATGGGTCGGCGTGGCCAGCAGCGCCCCGGCGGCGGACGTAAACGGCAGCGAGATGATGTTGTGGATGACGGCCGCGCCCGCGGTGCCGATCGCCGCATTGTTCGGAATCGTGATCGTGTCGCCGGTGCGAGTCCAAGCGGTCGAGCCCGTATAGTCGTCGTTCTCGTTGGTGCCGTTGTGCCAAAGGTCGCCCTTCAAGCCCGCCACCGTGATCCCCGTGCTCATGTAGGTGGTTGTGAAGACGTCGGTGAGCTCGCCGCTGTCAAACGTCAGCAGGACGCTATCGCTGGTGTGAGTGCCGCCAGGCGTCACGGTGGCCGTCCCGGTTTCCTGCCAGCGTTCCTTGAGGGCGTGCGGAGCCGGCTCGACCGTCACGCCGTGCAGGATGACCGGGCATGCCGGCGACGCGAAATCAAGCAGCGGCTCATCTGCTTCCATGAGCGGGCCGTTGCGGTTGAACTCGATCGCCGCCCAGTCCTCGTTGCGCGTGGGAGTCGCGCCATAGGGCGGCATTGCATCCGGGTCGGGCGTCTCGCTCTCGATGATGATGTAGCCGGTCTCGCCGCCGTTGCAGGCCGGGATGTCGAAGTTCTTCTTGGGGGCCGCTGTCGTCCCGTCGTTCTCCGGCCGGACCTTCGTCGACGCAGGGATAAAGACCCGGTAGGTGTTCGAGGGGTTCGCCTTGAGCAGATCGACGGCGGCCGCCACCTTGGCGAGGAAGTCCGTTGCAACGGACTCGCTGTCCACGGTCGAGGTTGCGACGGTCGCCGACGACGTGGGCGACTCGGTATAACCGGCGTCCCAGGCGCGTGTGAAGACAGGCGGATCGGGCGCTTCCGGCGCGGCGCCGTCGTCGGGCGTGCGGATCTTGATCACCTCGTTCGTGCCGTCCGCGTCGGTCTCGACCTCGCAGGCCGCTTCGCCCGCCGTGCCGGGGAACCCGCCCACCGCGCCGCAACTGAAAGCCGCGGTCGCCGTCTGGCAGCCGTCGTGCGTCGAACCGTCGAAGCTCGGGTGGATGTAGTAGGTGGTGTTGGGCTCGAGCTGTCCGCACGGGATGCAGCCCGACGCTGCGTTGACCGTCCGCGTACCGCACGCCTGATCCATCGGCGAGAACTCCGGCGAGCCGTCCGCGATGGTGTACAGCAGCTCGCGCTCTTGGCTCGGGACGGCGGTCACCGGGCCGCACACCGTGAGCCCCTTGCCAAAGATCTCCACCAACTCCATCGCAGGCGCGCAGTACTGCGCCGCGGCGCTGAGCGCGGACAGCCCGAGCATGACGATCAGCCGCAACGTCACTGGAAAAGGCCTCCGGTCAAGATGTCCATCGCGCCCACGCTCGACTCTTCGCCGCCGGCGTCGGGGATGCAGGCGATGCCGCTCTGGATCTCACCGGGCCCGCAAGAGGCCGCCGCCACCGCCACCCAAGCCGGCAGATACACTACCCGGCGGCGCGCGAAGCGGCGAGTGGGAGATGCGGTCGACAGCGCCGTCACCGTCCAGTCGTCCTGGTCGATCGCGATCTCGCTCAACACCTTCGCCCGAGCCGCCGTCCATGCCGCCGCCGTGGTGAAGCCGACGGCGTGGAATTCACCGTCCCAGGTGTTGCCCGCGTTGTCGGAGCCGATGAAGAAGTTGCTCGTCGACGCAGTGACTGTGGTCGATACCAGCGGCTTGGTCTCCACCAAGCCCGCGCCCGCGCGAAAGCAGCGCATCTCGACATTGCTCTCGCGCACGCAGACCACGGCGAAGTCCGTTGCGGCGTCGATCGGCCCGAACTCCGTCCAGCCGGACGATACGCCCTGCCGCGGCTGCACCATATGGCCCCAGACCGACGAGCCGCCGTTCCAGCGCAGCGAGAGCGTGGTGTTCTGGTCGGCCGGGTCGCGCCAAATCAGGTTGTTGTTGCCGGCGTTGGCCGTGCCGTTGTCGCCGGCGCCTGCAAAGAACACCGTGAACTGCGCCGAGTCGAGCACGCCGCTGCCGCCCGAGCTCGAAACCTCGTAGTAGGCCTCCGACCCGGCCGAGTCGATCACTGCCGAATGCCCGAGCGGGCCGTCGGTCCCTGTCGACGGCGTATCGGACGGGGCGGTCAGCGTGCGCGAGTTGCCGGAAAGGTCGGTGAGGTTGCCGCCCAGGTGGAAGAAGGCCCAGCCGCTGTAGCCGCCGGACGTCGAGCAGTCGCTCAGGTCGCTCGACTCGCTCTGATCAGTGTCGATGTAGAGGCAGGCGCGGCCTCCGTCGTCTGCGTCCAGGTCGAGCTTGAAGCCCATCGTCAACTCGCTCGAGCTGTTCACCGTGATCGAGCTGCGGCAGAACGCGATCGCCGATCCGGCAGTGTCGAGCAGCTTGACGCGCCGCTCCGGGTTGGCGTCGGAGGCGAGGGCGTCGAGGGCTGTGACGATCGCGGCGCGGCTGGTTCCCGTGCGCGTGGTGAGGACGACCTGCGCGGCGGAGACGTCGGCGTCGACCAGCGACGCCGGCACGTCGAGCGAGAAGCCCTGCTCGAAGCCGCTGACGGAAGCGACCGCCGGGCAGTCGGCGAGCTGGGCGGAAGCCGTCGCCGCCAGCAGAGCCAGAATGGCGAGGCGCAAGATCACAGCGCCGCCACCACCTGGAACGAGCCCGTATCAAAGCCGCCCGCCTCGTCCGAGGGCACGATGCGCACCCACTCGCCGGAAGCCACGCTGTCGTCTCCGCTAAGGGAAGTGACGACCTCGCCGTCGTCGTCGCAGGTGATCTGCGTGTGCGCGGCGGCCTGCGTCGTGCCCTCCAGGTCGTCGGAGACATAGACGTCGAGCTTGAAGGTTCCCGTGGCCGTCTGACAGCGGATGGATGTGATCGTCCCGGCCGAGCCCTCCACGAGCTGGTCGGCGTAGGCGGCCAACTCCCCGGAGACCACCGGGCCGGAGAGCACGTCCTTGGCGACGAGCGCCGGGCCTTTCTCGGCGTCGAGCTCCTCGATCGCGGCCTGGAGGTCGGTCGCGGAGATCGAGCCGGCCGGGGTGAAATCGACCTGGTCGGCGTCGTAGTCGCCGGCGGCGGCGACCACCGCGCCCGTGCGGCTGAAGACGGAGTCGACCGCGCCGCCGGCCGGGACGGCGAGCGTGCCGTCGTCCCGGATGAACTTGCTGCCGTCGGGCGTTCCGCTGGCGAGCCTTGCCATGGCGAGCTGCCCGGTGGTGATTTGCGAGGCGTCAAGGGCCGCTTCATCCGATCCGCCGTCCTGGTGCGAGGCTGCGTGGGCCGCGGGGCTGTGCGCATCCGGGGGGAAGGTGGACGGCACGCCCGTGAGCTGCGCCCAGGCGATCGCCAACGCTCCCTCGTATTGCGTCACCGCCGATTCGGGCGTCTGTCCGTTCGCAATGTTGCCGGCCAGGTGCGAGAAGTTCAGCGCGGCGCCACTGACTCGGTAGCCGCCGGCGTCGAACGCAGTGCAGTAGCTGGGCGAAGTCCGGTCGCCGTCGTTGCACTGCAACACTCCTGCGGACAACCGCCCAAGCCCAATATCCGTAGCGCCATAGTGGGCGTTGTTGGATGCGGTGCTCCAGGTCAACTCATAGCTGTCGCCCAGCACAAACCCGCGATAGGCTCCCAGGTAGAAGTTGCCAGGGGAGTTCCGATACGTGTTCGCGTAGACGGTCGATTCATTGTTCCCCACGTCGACCCGAAATCGCTGCGTCCCGCTGCTGTCCTCCAAGCTCAACAAGTCGACGGTCTCGGCATCGCCGCTTCTGAGGATCAGCCCGAAATCTCCACTTGTTGGCGTCGGGTCGGTGCAGGTCAACACGCCGGCGCTCGCCGTGCACCGCACCGCGCTGGACCCAATCTGGAGCGCGGGAACAGTCACATAGGAGCCGTCAAAGGCAAAGCCGGCGCTGTCGGCCAGCAAGCCGCCCGCCGTGTAGGGCACCCGCCCGTCCGTCAGGTCCGCGCCAATCGCCGCCAGCAACGCCTCGGCCACCCACTCCGCGCCGCTCTTGCGCAAGATGTCGCCGTCGCTCGCTCCGGCCGGGTCCACATCGCTCAAATCAGACAGCTCGCTCGCACCGCCGCCGCCGGCCGGAACGGCGAGCGTGCCGTCGTCCCTCACGAACTTCGTGCCGTCGGGCGTTCCGCTGGCGAGCCTTGCCATGGCGAGCTGCCCGGTGGTCACCTGCGAGGCGTCCAGCGCCAGCTCGTCCGCGCCGCCGTCCTGATGCGAGGCCGCGTGCGCCGCGGGGCTATGCGCCGCCGGCGGGAAGGTCGCCGGGACGCCCGACAGCGAGCCGTAAGCCCCGTCAAAGTGCGCCAAGTCCGAGATCTGCGACTCCTCGATCGTCACCGCGTCAGCCTGCCCCGCGCCATGCGAGGCCGCATGCGCGCTCGGAGCGAACGCAGCCGGAACCCCGGTGAGCTGCGCCCAGGCGATCGCCAGCTCATCCGCGCCGCCATCCTGATGCGAGGCCGCATGCGCCGCGGGGCTATGCGCCGACGGCGGGAAAGTCGACGGTACGCCGCTCAGCGAGCCGTAAGCCCCGTCAAAGTGGTTCAGGTCCGAGATCTGCGACTCCTCGATCGTCACCGCGTCAGCCTGCCCCGCGCCATGCGAGGCCGCATGCGCGCTCGGCGTGAAGGCCGCCGGGACGCCGGTGAGCTGCGCCCAGGCGATCGCCAGCTCATCCGCGCCGCCGTCCTGGTGCGAGGCCGCATGCGCTTCCGGGGGGAACTCCGTCGGCACGCCCGTCAGGTCGCCCCAGGCGCCGCCCGGCGGAACCGCCCACACCTGATCTCCCCGCAGAAACGTCGTCGCGTCCGCCGCGCCCGAGCCCAGCCGCGCCGCCGCCAGCACGCCGCTCGTGATCTGGCTGGCCGGCAGCGCGGGCACCTGGCTCAGGTTGATCAGCGCCGAGGGCGTCGGCGGAATCACCACCCGCACCGTCGCCACATCCACCGGCGTCACCGAATCCGGCACCACCCACGTCTCCACGGCGTTGATCTGCCCGGCCGAGATCCGCACCGTGTAGAACGTTCCGCTCGGCGTGGCGCCCTCGTTGGGGTATAGCTCAATCGCGAAAGCGCCGCTCGCCAGCCGCACCGTCTTCGTCCCGCGCGCCACCAACTGCCCCGTCGGCGCCACGAACGTCTGCCAGCTCACGATCAGGTCGCCCGACACCGGAGCCCCGAACGCATCGGCAATATCGCCCGTCACCGTCGTGGCCTGCGCCGACGCAGCCGCCAGAAGTAGGCACAGGACGCGAATACAGCGGTCCAAGGCGGTCCGGTCCGCAAAACAAGGGGTTCTCATCGTTCCTCACCTCGCCAGGCCAGCTCAGGCTGAATCTCGAAGTCGTCGTCAAACGCCGCCGTCAGCCAGCAGCGGCAGTGGATAATCTCCTCCGCCGGCAGCGTCTCGTCCAGCGGTCCGTCGCCCGGCGAGCCGTTCACGTCGAACTTCTCGTCGATGCCGATCGTGCGCCCGTGCAGCACTTCATGGCTGTCGCGCACCTGCTCGTCCTCGAACGTCTGCCAGCTCTTGCGCGGGACGCCGTTGCGCCGCATCGTCTCGCGCTGGGCGCGTTGGCTGGCGATGCCGGTCTCCGTCAGAGCCAGGCGCCGGGCTTCGTGCAGCGCGGCGTCGTCCATCTGCTCGGCGATCTCCTCCAGGAACTCCGTGTTCAACGGAACCTCGCCGCGATCGAAGAAGCGCCGCGTGATCGTCCCCATCACCCGCTCGATGTAGCCGCGCCCGCTAAAGACCACGGCCTCGGCGCGGTCCAGCAGCGCTTGCCGCAGAACCGGGTCGCGCAGCTCGAAGCTCACGTCGGCGAAGCCGAGCTGCCCCAGGGTGAACGAGCCCGCGTCGTCAAAGGTCTGCGGCAAGTGCGTCGAGACGATCGTCTTGGCCTTCGCCGGCAGCTCGCCAAACCAGTCGAAACCTTCCAGCAGCGCCCGGATCAGCTCCTGCGCGGCGTCGCCGAGGCTCTTCTCGACCGGCTTCTCGACGACCAAATGCCCGGCGCGAATGTAAAACACAGCAGCAACTTCACCGTAGGCTTTCTCCACCGCGCCGCTCTCGGCGGCTGCCAGCTCGGCGATGCGCTCGAAGCCGTTCTGTTGCTCCAGGTGCAACGCCAGCGCGCGGTTGCCTTCCAGCCAGGCGTTCGTCACGTCGGTCGCCATCGGGACCGAGGCGGCCTCGCGGTCGAAGCGGCGATCGGCGCGCGCCTTGCGCAGCACGGCGGCCGTCTCGTGGAAGACTTGACGGGCCGCGGCGGCCACTTGGTCGTTGACGGCGGGCGCGCTCACGGCTCACGCTCCAGCAGCTTCTGCATCACCGTCTGCAACCCGGCCACGCTCTTCTCCAGCTTCCCCAGGTCGCCGTCCTCTTCCGCCGCCGGCGGCTCATCGTCCGGCTCGCCCTCTTCGCCCAGCACGCCCAGCTCCGGGAAGCGCTCCACGCGGATCTCTTCCGCGCTCTTCACGCCGATCTTTTCGTAGATCGCGTCCACCTTGGCGTTCGCCAGCTCGTCCTCGATGTCGAACGGCTCGAACTCGAACCACAGACCCTCGTGGCCCATGCGGGTGAGCACTTCGGTCAGCGCCGTCTCCAGCGTCTCCCGGCCGGGCAGTACGATCGACTCCACGTAGGTCTTGAGCTGCTCGGAGCCGACGTTGCCGCCCAGCGCCCCGGTCTCCACCACGCCCACGCGCACCGGAGGCACGCCGTGCGCTTGCAGAATCTCGTCGCGGGTGTCCTTGCGCAGCTCACGGAACCCGCCTTCCTTCGTCTCGTCGCTGGTCAGCCGCTTGAACTCGACCTTCCCGCCGGTCGGTTGCTCCATCACCAGCGTCTTGTGCGCCTGGCCTTTCAGGTGCTCTCGGAAGAAGACCTCGATCAGCTCCTGCGTCTCCTCCGCCCAATCGCCCTCCAGCAGCACGGCGTAGTCGGGGATCGCGGAGTTGCTGAAGAACGACTGGTTGAACTCGCTCACCAACGCGCTCAGCGCGATCGCCGGGAACGCCGGCAGCACGGCGGGCACGCCGTAGAACGGGCTCAGCGGCGAATAGCGCGGGAAGTGCATAGCCTGGTTGGTCGCTTCGCGCAGCGGATCGCCGGCTTCGAGCGCATCGAAGGCCTTCGGGTCGGCCCAAGCGTTGCGGAAGTGCGCCGTCCGCACCCCCAAGCGCTGCACGAACCCGAGGCCGTCCAGGCGCACGTACATCTGCGCCGCCGGCAGATGCGCCAGCGCCGCCGTCTTGTCGCCCTTCTTGCTCGGGATCAGCTCCAGGTAGCCGTTCCCCAAGCCCGCGTAGTCCTGCCAGATGCACTGCAACCCGTCGCCAAAGCTCTGCCGCCCGAACGACCGCCGGAGCTGCTGCGCGACATCCTCTTTCTGTTTCTCGCTCGTTCCCTCCGGTCCGCCCACCACCCACGAGCGCCCGGCCACATCGCCGGCCTTCACTTCCACCGCCCGCGCGTTCCAGGTGTTCGCGGTCAGGGCGAACGCAAACAGCGCCATATCGAACGGCCGCCGCGCGCAGTCCACGCCGTCGACCTGCTCGCCGAACTGTTCCACCAGCTTGTCGGAGCCCGCGGCCTCGCCCGTCTCGGCGGCCTTCAGCACCTGCGCCAGCTCCGAGAGCTGCGCAGCTCCCACGAGCAGCGGCCCGGAGTTGAGCGACTTGCGCACCAGCCCCGTGGTCAGCATCTTTCCCGTTCCTCGTTTCGTCTTGCTCACGCCGCCCTCCGCAGTAACCGCACCCGCCCGCGCCTGTGGCCCACGCCGCGCAGCAGCCCGATCGCCATCTCGATCGCGTCCGCGCCGTCGTCATGCTGGCTCGACGACTGGCCCAACTGCTCGAACTGCTCTTGCGCCCGCGGCACATCCTTCGACCAGCACTTCGAGCCAGCCCCCGGCCACAGGATCTTGCCGTTCTCCGCCAGCGGAGCCAGCCGCGCTATGCGGCGAATCTTGTCCGAGTGGTGCGTGATCTCGGTAAACGGGATCTGGAGGTTCCGTTTGTCCGAAGCGTCCACCACTGACTCCCGCAGCGCTTCCTGGTACGCCTGCGACTCCACGCCGAACTTCACCAGCGTCGGCCACTCCATCGCCGTATCCAGCACGCGCTCAATCTGCCGGGTAAAGCGCAGCCGCGCCATGCGGATACTCAGCACGTAGTAGCGCCCGTCCGACTCGCCCACCACGGCCACGGCCGTCTCGTCGTTCTTCGCCTTCTGCCCGATCGCCGGATCCACCGCCGCCGCTATCGCCAGCCGCACCCCGTTCAGATCCGCGTCCTGGAAAGTCTTCCACCAGTTGAGCGAGAACAGCAGGTCATCCTGGTCAGCCGTCTCGTTGAGGAACTCCTGGGCGAACGCCCGCGTCCCGATCTCCGCCTTGCGCTTTTCGAGGTCGTCCAGCGACCATTTCGCGGGCCACAGCGCTTTGCCGCTCGCCTCGATCGCCCGCCACAGCCGCGCCGTCCAGCCGAGCTTCTTCAGCAGCCACGGCAGCAGTGCATCGTGATGCAGGATCGTCCCGACCACCACGATCTGGCCGTCGTCCTTGTCGATCGAGTTGATCACCGTGCGCGCGAACCAGCGCTTCGTCTTGTCGCGCTGATCGCGGCTGTCCACGCTGTCCTCGTCTTCCAGGTCGTCGCAGACCAGCAGGTCAGGACGCAGGCCGCGATGCTTCAGGCCGCGCAGCTTGCTCCCGCGCCCGCGCCCAAAGACCTTCGCGCCCGTCGCGGTCACAAACTCCGCCTCGGTCCACTTCCGGTCGCCGATCAGGTCGCCGAAGTCCGCGCGGAGCTTCTCGTTCTCCTCGAGCTCCTGCCGAATGTCGTCCACCGCGATCTTGGCGTTCGAGTCGGTATCCCACAGCAGGCCGATGTGGCGCTTGAACCCGTAGCAGATCCGGTGCAGCACGAACCCGAAGCTCATCAGGGTCGACTTCGCGTGCTCGCGCGGAGCGGCAAACGCACAGCGCGGCTCCACCGCCGCCAGCTCGACCGCCTCGCGATGAAACTCCGGCGGCTCGATGGGGAATTTCTCGGCCAGGTAGTAGCGGCAGAACCACAGGATGTCCCGCCGGCCGCGCTCCACCCGCTGCGCCTTCGTCAGCTTGTCGCCGCGCCTGGCGCCGCCCAACAGCTCCGCCGCGCGCTCGCCGACTTCCTCGGCGGTCACCCGGCGCTCGCCGCGCTGAGGCTTACGAGCCAAGCAGATCCTCCAGCCGGGCGTCCAGCTCGATCAGCCTCAGCTCTTGCGGCGTACCGTCCACATCCTCATCGCTCCGCGCACGAGAGATCGCAAGCTGCAAATCGTCGACATCCTCCCGCGTCAGCACCAGAGAGAACAGCTCCGCCGCCACCGTGACGTCTTCGCCCTGCTCGACCGTAGGGGACTGCCACCCTTGGCTGTCCCCGGCCCGGCCCTGACGCTCTCCGCTCACGCCGACCTCCCAAACTTCTCCGCGATCTTCTGCACCAGCCCGCCAATATCCTCGGCGTTGCGCTTCAGCGGCGCGCCCAGGCCTTTCACCAGACGCATCTCCGTCAGCAGGCTCTCCATGGCAAGCTGCAACACTTCCATCGCCACCCGCTGCGGGTCCTGCGCCTTGCCGTGCCGGGTGATGATCTCGCCGATCTGCTTGGCGGTCGCATTCAGCGCATACACGATCTGCGGGTCGGCCTCCGCGCTCGCGCGAAACGTCTCCATCATGCGCTGGTGCACTTCGCGCAGATCGAACAGCAGCTCGCGCCAAGCCTCGCCGGCATAGCGGTCGAAGTCGCGAGCCTTCGCATCGGCCATCGCGCGCCGCTGCGCCCAGTCATACTTGGCGCGCCAAGCCTCCCAGGTCTTCGGCGCGAAGCCCGGATACACTTTCTGGATTTCGACGACTGCCTTATCGCGATCCCAGCCGCGCAGGTAGAACCCGAAGGCGAACTCCCGCGCCGTGTCGTCGTACCGCGCCCTGCTCATCGCCAACTCCTTAGCTCGTCGAAGCGCTTGTCGAAGCGCTCGCCCAGCTTCTCGATCTGGCGGGCCTGCTCGTCATGGCGGGAATTCACCAGGGTCTTCAGCTCCGCCTGGTCGGCGCGGGCGTGGCGCGCCTCGGCTTCCGCCACGGCCAGCCGCTCCTCCGCCTTCGTCAGGCGGCCGCCCAATCGAGCGGCCCAGCCCACCACGGCGGTCAGCGCAGTCACCACCAACGTGACGACCGTCCCGAGGTATTTCTCCAGTAGCGTGGTTTCTACGGCCATGCGCGCCGCACCCCGTTTGAAAAGAGGAGGCGACTAGCCTTTGGCGCAAGGCGCGAAGGGGAGTTGGGGTAGTACCTTCCGCCGCGGCCGGCCGCCTCCTCAGGCGGTTGGTGCAGCTTCAGTGTCGAGAAAAAGTAGGATCGCCCGCCAACGGATTTTCCGCTTTAACCGGGCACATTTACGAAGAAAGATCAGCGGTGAAACAGCCGCGCCTGGTCGCCGTCCCAGATCGGCTTTTTTTGGGCCGCGTCCAGCCACTCCAGCAGCTTCTCGCGGTTCACACGCAGGTTGCCGCGCGGGGTCAAGCGGTAGACGATGCCGTCGGGGATCAGGCCCTGGTGCGCCCACGCGCGAAACGTGTCCGGCGTCACGCCCGCCATCGTGGCGGCTACCGAGGTCGAGATCGTCCTACCTTGCAATCGCCCCATTGCGTTCATTCCCCTCGCCCAGCCCGTCGCGCCGGTTCATCGCCTTCAGCCCCCACAGGCACTTGTTGTGCTCGGCCATCGTGCGCGGCTCCGGACGCTTGATCTGCCGCTCGCACCAGCGCCGCACCGCGCCCTCGTCCCAGCCCCGCGCTTCGCCCACGGCCAGCAGCAGCCGCCAATCGCCCGGCCCGGCCAGCTCCACATAGCCGTCGGGCTTCACATCCCTGCGCCCATCATTGCCCTGCGCCAGCCGCCGCCGCTTCGCCTGCACCTTCGAAGGCCCCAGCGCCTCCAGCAGCTCCTTGGCCTGGCCCGGCTTCAGCTTCCGCAGCGAGCGCTGCCCGCTGATCGCCTCCACGCGGTCCCGCAGCGTCTCCTCATCCACGCCGCGCTCCCGAGCCCGCGCAAAGATCGCCGGAAAGTAACTGGCCGTGTTTCTCATGCGGACCTGCGCCCCGCCTCTCTCAGCCCCTCGATCCGCTGTTCGCACATGCGTATAAAACCGCGACCGCAGGCGGTGCCCAGCCACTGAATCACCGATGCGGCAATGCGCTCCTCGTCGATATTCGTCTCCTGATAGGTCCACCAGCGGCGCATGCGCCCCCTGTTGAGCATTCTCAACTCCCTACTGTCCGGGCCGCGCAGGAGCCAGAGTAGAGGGGTTCCGCCGTTGACGCGGCCCCGATGATTCTCTCGCCTCCACTGGTCGAGGTAAATCCGCTCCGGCGCGTTCGGGACGCCATACTGGCCCTTCGGCTCGACTGGCGCTATCCGGCTCATGGAATAGGACTCGCAGCAGACAACCGGTGCAGGGTCATCGAAAGGGCCAAACTCATCAGACTTGCGCGGAGCGGAAAGACATTCCGGGCAGATCTCAACCTCCCATGGCTCACAGTCGAACTCGTAGCCGCAAAAATCGCAGCAATAGTTATCAAGACTGCTCGGGATCTCGTGTTTCTTCATCGCCTTGCGCCTCCCCATCCACCCCCAACTCCACCTGCAACTGCCCCAACAGCTCCCGCAGCCGCTCCGGCGAATCCAAGATCCGCAGCGTCCGCGCCGTGGTGATCAACTGCCGCCGGTACGCCTTCGTCCCCTCGTCCTGATCTTCGGGCGAGCAGATCCAAAAGTACCCGGCGGGCTTCTCGCGCCGGCTCCCAATCGGCAGCCGAAACACCGTGCGCAGCTCTTCCACCGCCGCCTTCACTGACCGCTCGTTGAGCTTGCCGGAAATCTCCACCAGCTCGCTGATCGAGATCGCCTTGCGCCAGCCCGGCCGGGCCAGCACCGCGAACGCCACCGTCCGCGCCTCCGCGCTCGCCGGCTCCAGCAGCCGCTCCAGGTCCATCTTCGAGTGCGCAGGCAGCGGCTCCGCGGGAAGGGAGAGAGGGGCCGTCGCCAGCCCCTCGAACAACGGGCCGGCGCTGCGCGCCTGCCTCTCCTCGGTCACCGGCCGCATCAGGACGTCAACCTCTCCGGGAAGGTCTTCACGGTCACCGTTTCCGGCCCTTCCTTCACTTCCAGGCCGATGCTCTCGAGCGTCCCAGCGTCGAGCTTCTTGGCCGCGGCTTTGTCCAACGACACCTTCTCGCGCAACAGGTTCTTGCGCGCCGCGCCCTTCAGGTTGGCCTTGATCGCCTCCAAGGTCTTCTCCTCGTCGAAGCCCTTCAGGAACGCCAGCGCCGGGCGCCCCGATGCGAACGAGATCAGCCCGAAGTTCAGCTCTCGCGACTTCTTGCCGCCCGCGCAGATCTCCTTGCGCTTGCGCTTGGCGAACTTCTCCACCGCGGCGCCGAGCTCGGCGCGCAGCTCGAGGTCTTCGCTCGTCTCGGCGTCGTACGCCTCTTGCAGCGCCCGCTTGGCCGTATCGCGATCCAGGCTGCTCTGCTGCACCTTGGCGTCGATCTCCGCCATGTCCCGCAACGCTTGATTGCATTCTTCCCAATTCGTAACCATCCTCAGCCTCCAGCCCCTTCGCTTTCGGCCTCAAACACTCCGCCAACCGCACCGCCCATCCAACCCGAGAAACCGAGCCCCGGACGTCAGTCCGGGGTCAACGTCGCCGGCTCCGCATCCGTCCACCAGTCCGCCCGGAAGTACCGATAGCCCAGCTCCACCATCGCGTCGAGCCAGGTGCCGTCGCCGGCATAGACGAACTCCGTGAAAACAGGCCAGAAGTCGTCGGCGTCGGCGCTACGCTCGTCAGTCATCAGAAACCCGCCGTGCGAAGTCGCATTCCGATGCCAGAACAGCTTCCGCCGCTCGCCATTCCGGCCCACGAACTCCAGCGAGAACCCCCGCCGCCAATCCGCCGCCCAAAGATCCCGCCACAGCCGCAGCTCCTCGCCCGCCGCGCCTTGCCGCGGGCGACCGCCCAGCAGCGCCGCGCCGGCCAGCGCCAAAACGTCTCGTCGAGTCATCTCGTTCATCCCCGCCTCCCTTCTTCCTCTCGCTCGGGCCGCACATCGTCGCCGCCCACCGCAAGCTGCACCGGGTTGCCCGCCGTGCTCATGCGATCCAGGCGGCAGTCGTAGCTGTGCGTCACGCTGCCGCCCCGCCCCCAGTAGCTGGTCACGCGCATCACCAAGCCGGGCTCCCACTGGCCGCTCCGCTTCCTGTAGTTCCGCACCATCACGCGGTCGCCGATGTCGGCCCGCAACTCGATCTCCCGCTTCATCGCCGCCTCCACATCTCCCAAAGCTCCTCGGCGCTCGGCTCGGGCGCGATCGCATCCTCACGCTCCAGCTCGTACGCCGCATCCGGCCGGTCGCAGGACGGGCAAACCCCATCCTCCGACGGGCCGCCGCACCCCTCGCAGGGCTCGTCACAGGGGACTGCCACACTTGGCTGTCCCCGCCGCTCGCTACTCGCCGCCATGGTCCGTCTCGTGGCCCCAATCCCCGTCGTCGTCATCCAACTCCTCCTCCTCGTACCGGAGGCAGCCGTGAACGCAGGTGCCGCTGTACGGCCACTCATGCCAGGTGTCCTCGCCGTCGCAGGCGCAGACCATCCCGCATTCAGGGCATTCGTGCATCTTCCGCCTCCCGAGTCGCTACTTCGCCATCGGCCAGCCACTCCTCCGACGGTCCGTGGATCTCGATGCAGACCGCACAGACGTCGTCCTCCACGCTGTCGCAGCAGGCGTGAAACATCTTGCCGCACCAGCGGCAGCCGGTCTGGCAGCCGGCCTCGTCCTGCTCGCCGCAGATCTCGCAGACCGTAGTCGCCGCCGCCGGATCGAACGCCGTCACGCCAGCCTCCGCGCCGCCGCACCCGGCAGCCCGTCCACGATCTCCCGCCCGATCCGCTCTCCCTCGGTAGCCCCGCTGCGGTGCAGCGCCGCCATCGCCTTCACGCACGTCGCGTTGATCACCAGCGGCCGCGCCGTCGCCTTCGCCCGCGACCGCGCCCGGAACCGGCCCAAGAACGCCGCCCAGCCCTGCTCGTCAAACAGCTTCGACGGCGACGATCCCACCCGCCCGAGCTTGAACTCCAGGTACTCATCCACCGGGCACGGCGGGACCTCCAGCACCCGAATGCGGTTGCCGATCTCCTCGAACGCGCTCAGCTTGCGCTTGAGCTGCGGCAAGCCCACCAGCACGATCGCCAGCAGCCGGAAACGGCCCACCTTCTCCTCGTAGTAGCGCTTGAGCTGGCGCAGCACGTTCGCCGAGCAAAAGTGTGCGTCGTCGATATACAGGCAGACCTTGCGGTCCTCCTGGTACGCCTGCGCCAGCAGCCGCCCGAGCTGGCGCGAGCGCCGCTCCATGCTCGCCCGCACCACCTCGGCGTCGCCGGCGATATCGGCGATCAGCGCGTGCGTCAGGTGGTCCGCGCGCATGCAGTCCCGCTCCATCAGGTGCGGTTTTGACCAGACCACGTCGTCGCGCGAGACCATCTCGGCCTCCACGCCCTCCATGATCGTCGTCTTCCCCGCGCCCGAGTGGGCGATCACGGCCAGGAACCCGCGTTCCTCCACCGCGTCGCGAATGCCGTCCTCCACGCGCTGCCAGCCGTGGAACTTCCACACGTCGGCGTCGTCCTCGATGTCGTTCGAGAACGGGTTTCGGCGCAACCCAAACAGCCGCAAGATCTCTCGATCCATCTGCATCAGCTCAACCTCCAGCGTCCCTTCGTAACCCGTCGTCTTCTGCGTCGAGCCCACCGCCGGCCCCGCGCCCTCGTGGTCGTACATCGCGGCGTCCCAGTCGACTAGGCCGATCTCGATGCCGCTCTCGGCGAGCTTCTCCTCCAGCACGGACCGGACCGTTTCGGACCGCCCGCGCGGCCACCCCAATCCGTTCACCCCGCGCGTCGCCGCCGTTTTCGAAAAACCGCACAGAGTAGCGATCTGCCTGTATGACAGCGAGCTCTGCCCCACCGCCTCTTTCAGCGTCATCGCAGCACCGCCTTCAGCCGCTCGGACAGCCATGCCAGCAGCCCCGGCTTCGGATCTTCGCGCTTGTAGGTCACGCTCCTCAGGTAAGCCCCGTCCGACGTCGCCGCGCTCAGCGTCCGCCCCAGCGAATCGGCCAACCCGTGAGCCCTCGCCCCGGTCGCTACGAAGTCGCCATCCACGTACACGTCATGGAGCCCGTCATCACGCGCCCCGAGCGCCTCGCCCAGCGTGACCACCACGCCCACGGCCAGCACGGGCATGCCGTTCTCCATCGCCGTATCCAACGTGATCCTGCAAGCTCTGCCGGCCAACTCGCGCGCCTGGTCGTAGCGGTCGCCGCCGCTGTTT